AACATGAGTGTGACCAATTTGATTGGTATGCTTACCTTGAGTTTATAAGTGAAACCCAATACGATTTCGGAGGAGGTTAATGAGTGTTAAATTAGTTAGTGCAACACCAGATGCTGAAAAGCTAATGGCATATGTTGCTCGTGTCAGTAACCCTAATAATCAGGACAATGATAAGTTTGCTGGTCTTCTTAGGTATTGTATCAAACATGGGCATTGGAGTGTCTTTGAACAGGCATACATGACCGTTGAGATCAATACTACCAGAGGACTTGCTGCACAGATACTGCGGCATAGAAGTTTTACTTTCCAAGAGTTCTCACAAAGATATGCTGATACTAATTTGTTAGCAGATGAGATTCCTATGTTTGATCTTCGCAGTCAAGATCTAAAGAATCGTCAGAATAGTAATGATGATGTGCCAGAGAACAAGAAGAAAGATCTTCAAGAAAAGATTGCACAACACTTTGTTGATTCAATGGATCTTTATAATGAATTACTTGCTAATGGTATTGCTAAAGAGTGTGCAAGATTTGTACTACCACTAGCAACACCTACTAGAATCTACATGACTGGTTCTGTCAGATCATGGGTGCATTACATTGACCTACGTTCTGCACACGGTACACAGAAAGAGCATATGGATGTAGCAAAGGGAGTTCGTGAGGTCTTTACCGAACAATTCCCCACTGTTGCAGAAGCTCTTGAATGGTCTAAATAACTATCCACTATTATATTCATATGGCAACATACCCTGTCGTTAATCAAGAAACTGGTGAGCAAAAAGAAGTTGTGATGAGTGTTCATGACTGGACTCAGTGGAAAGAAGATAATCCTGATTGGGAACGGTATTACACTCCTGAAAATTGCCCAAGTTTAGGAATTGAAGTTGGTGAGTGGAGAGATAAGTTAGTTAATAAAAATCCTGGTTGGGGTGAAGTTCTGAAGAAATCTGAAAAAGCAGGTGGTATTTCTGGACGGTTAGCCAGTAAAGGTTCTTACGAATCTTCAACACAATCTGCTATGACTGAGGACTTATGACACGTAAAAAGAAGAATGATGCTCCTATTGGTGTAGGTAAGACCACCAAGCAGATGAAAAGAAAGAAACCAATTAATACTGATTTCCTTAGAGATATAGAACCTCTTACTGATAATCAAGTAAGACTATTTGAATCATTCAAAAATGAGAAACATTTAGTTGCATATGGTTGTGCTGGTACTGGTAAAACTTTTATCACTCTTTTCAATGCATTGAGAGATGTATTAGATCCTAGTACTCCATATGATAAAATCTATATTGTAAGGTCACTTGTATCTACAAGGGAGATTGGATTCCTACCAGGTGATCATGAGGATAAGTCTGACATCTATCAGATACCATATAAGAATATGGTAAAGTACATGTTTGAGATGCCAACTGAAGCAGATTTTGAGATGCTTTATGGTAACTTGAAAGCGCAAGGAACTATTAGTTTCTGGAGTACATCCTTTATACGAGGAACCACATTTGATAATGCTATCATTATTGTGGATGAATTCCAGAACTTAAACTTCCATGAACTTGATTCTATTATCACTCGTGTAGGACAGAATACAAAGATTATGTTCTGTGGTGATGCAGTTCAGAGTGATCTAGTTAAAACTAATGAACGAAATGGTATTCATGACTTCATGAGGATATTGCAAATTATGCCATCCTTTGATATAATAGAGTTTGGAGTAGATGATATTGTCAGATCAGGTTTCTGTAGAGAGTACATCTTATCAAAAATGCAATTAAATTTATGACTTTTGATCATGTTGATTTGAATCTTTCTCCTCTGGAGAGAGAAACTATAGATGGTGTTCGTTACTATAAAGTTCCTGATTCTGATGAGTATAAGAAGTTAGTTTCTATTACTTCTGTTACAAGTCATTTTAACAAAGGTATATTTGCTAAGTGGAGGAAGAGAGTAGGAGATGCTGAAGCAGATAAAGTAACAAGATTATCTACAGCAAGAGGAACAGATTTTCATACTCTTACCGAGTATCATTTAAAGAATGAAGGTTATGATGGTAAGTCATTACCTATTTCTGAGCACCTGTTTGGTATTGCTAAGCCTACACTAGAACGTATAAATAATATTCACTCTCTAGAAGGTCCACTCTACAGCTTGTTTTTAGGAATTGCTGGAACAGTGGATTGTATAGCAGAGTTTGATGGAGAACTTGCAATAATAGATTTTAAGACATCGAAGAAAGAGAAACCAAGAGCATGGGTGGATCACTATTTTGTTCAGTGTATGGCATATGGATGTATGTTGCATGAACTAACAGGTATATCCGTTAAGAAATTAGTTCTTATTATGGCATGTGAAGATGGGGATTGTGTTGTATATGAGGAAAGAGATAAGGCAAAATATATTAGACTATTATCAAAGTACATCAAGAAGTTTGTAGATGACAAACTATCTGAGATTGCTTGACCTTCTGATGTTTATCAGTTACAATATTATAAAGAACTTGAGGAAAGATGTTGTCCCTTACTTTGCAAGAACCAATGGAAAATGAACTAGAAAAGGTACTGGAAAGTAAGTTCTACAGTTCTGCTAGATTTGCTCAATCTATTGAAGAACTCGTAAGAGATAATGAATACATGACTTACATTGATGCTATCATTTATTTCTGTGATCAAAACAGTATAGATCTTGAGTCCGTACCCAAACTAATACCCAAGCCGTTGAAGGAGAAGATAAAGTGTGAAGCAACTGACCTAAACTTTTTAAAGCGCACTTCCCGTGCCAAATTGATCTTTTAATTCAAAAAAAGTCGGAAAATTATCCTGGCTATTTTTTGCCCTATTACTTTTTTCATGATGCCATTTGACTGCTATAAGACTTATATTGCTATGAAGCAGCACTTTACCAAAGACTCATATGACTACATGAGGTTTGGTAATAGACTTCCTCGTGTATCACTAAATTCCTTCTATCAGAGAAAAGATAGATTCTTCTTTGAGAAGATGTCTAGGGAATTTGCCGATAAAGACATAGAAAAGTTTTTTATTGCTAATTTCACTTCTAGCACAGATCCTGAAAAAGTGTTTATATCGGATATTGTCAAAACTGGTCGAAATACGTATACTGAGTGGCAAAAGAGAAATCAGTCACTTTCCTATAATTTTAAAGAAGACGTAAATAAGTTATTTGATGGAAAAAACGTAAATGACGTATTTGACTGTTCTAAAGGACATCCACCAATATTAAGGAATTATCTCGGTGGGCATATTTCTTTAGAAACGTTAGTTATATGCAATAAGATACTTAGATATGCTAAAGACTTTGATAAAAAGTTAGATCCATATGTGTGGTCAACCGTCAGTATGAAGATAAAGAAGTATGAACCATTCATAAATATAGATGTATTCCATTACAAAAAAATCCTAAAACAAATTGCTTTATGAGCTTCTTCGATTCAGAAATGGTACGTGCTGAAATGGTGGAGATTAATGAACTTCAAGAAGAAGTTTATTCTAACGTCTTTAAGTTTCCTAGTATGAACTCTAAAGAACAATTGCGTCATATTAATCTGCTAGAAAAGTTGATTGATAAGCAAAAAATTCTTTATTTCCGTTTGAGTTTGACTGATGATCCAGATGCTAAAAAAATGCAAGAACGTATTAGGGAATCTGCTGAATTGATGGGTATTCCTAAAACTGTTGGTATAAATGCTCTTTTTGATCAAATGCAAACTAGCATTTCCATTATGAAAAAACATATTGACAAAAACGAATTTCCAGTGTAATATAAAAAAGTTAAGTTAGTATTCAGAAGGTAATACTCTAGTTAGTATTCAAAACCAAATACTCAAAACAATCTTAGTTAGTATTCAAGGCAAAAAACTTTTATTAGTTTTCAGGTTGCAATACTCAAAAGAAAAAAGCCAAATCTAAACAAATCCGAGGTAATACGAATGTCTTTCGCATCTCTAAAAAAACAATCTAAACTAGGGTCATATACCCAAAAACTCATCAAAGAAGTAGAAAAAATGAATACTTCTGGTGGTGGGGGAGCAGATGAACGATTCTGGAAACCAGAAATGGATAAAACTGGAGTCGGATCTGCTGTTATAAGGTTTCTTCCTGCACCTGACAGTGAGGAGTTTCCGTGGGTAAAAATGTATTCACATGCATTCAAAGGTCTAGGTGGTTGGTACATTGAGAACTCTTTGACCACAAATGGTGGCAAAGATCCTGTTTCAGAATATAATCGTGAATTATGGAACAGTGGCAACGAAAAAGATAAGGATACTGTTCGTAAGCAAAAGCGTAAGCTTTCTTATTTCAGTAATATCTACGTTGTTCGGGATCCTGCGAATCCTGCTAATGAAGGTAAAGTCTTCCTATACAAATTTGGTAAAAAGATCTTTGATAAGGTCTTAAATGCTATGCAACCTGAATTTGAAGATGAGACACCTATCAATCCATTTGATTTTTGGGAGGGAGCAAACTTCCGTCTTAAAATCAAGAAAGTGGATGGTTATTGGAATTATGACAAGTCTGAATTTGATTCACCATCACCTCTTCTAGATGATGATGATGCATTAGAAGCACTCTGGAAGAAGCAACATTCTCTTGCTGCTCTAGTTGCTGCTGATCAATTCAAGTCTTATGAAGATCTTGAAAAGAGACTCAAAGCTGTGTTAAACACTAACGTCCCATCACGACCTGTTGATGAGGAAGTTTCTAGTGAGGATGATAGTCGAGGTTCATTTAAACCAGACTTTAATGCTCGTAAAGAACCAGTAGCAGTTGCTCCTACTTCTTCTAATGAAGAAGAGGATGATGCATTAAGTTATTTTCAAAGACTTGCACAAGAGTAATTACTCGTAAAGTCTAATATTTTCTCCATACTTCAAGGTTTCACTCACATACTGAGTGGAACCTTTTTTATATTCCATAATTTCATCTAGATCATTAAATATGATGTTTAGATATTGTGGTTTGAGTGTAAATATATTTCTTTTAGCATCTTCTACTTCAGACTCATATTCATAGTTGGTTACTGATTTAAGAATATGGGAAGATGGAATAGTTTGATAACTCCCTAGACCTGGATCATAATATTCATAATAATATGCATTTCCAACTGCAATATTATTATCTACAGTAAATAAAACTTCTTCTGTTCCATTTAGTGTTGGTGATACTATTGAAGGAGTGGATGGTAGTTGATATGTAAATGATACACCAAATCCATCGTTACTAGCTACCGTTTTAATAGTATATCTGCCATTAAATAAGTCATCCGATACATTTGTGATTTGTACTTCATCACCGACTTTAAGTCCTTTGATACCATTATTCATAGTAACAGTAACAGTTGATGATGGACTACCCACAACTCCAGCAAATATTTGATTGATTGTAGTTTTGTTGACTTGGATAAAGTTTCCGTTAGTTCTCCAAGTACTTGATATTTTCAATCCTTTTTCTAAAACTACTACTCCTTTACTGTTTTTAACTTCGATTGTTTCATAATGATGAATTCCACTGTACAAGTTTTCTGTTGTTTTATACTTGTCCATTAATATATTATTAAATGTTTGTTGTGGTAGTGGCCACTCATTTTGAACGTTTAATATATTGTTGGATAGTAGAACAATCCAATCAAGTGTAGAATCTTCATATATTTCATTTGCTACATTATCTGGTCTATCATCACCAATAATTTTATATTTGGTGAAGAAGTTTAAATTGCCAAAAATGTCTGGTCTTAATTTTCCTCTTTTAAATAAGTTCTTTACAGTCAAATAGTTAGAAATTTCTTTCTCATTCTTATTGCGGTTGACATATCCAAAATCTGGAATTTGTCTGAAATATGGTCTTGCCATTATAGAGATACCTCCCATGCATCATCGTTGTATGTACCAGGATTGATTCCATAATCATCATAATATATTGGATCTAGTTCGGAGAATGAAAGTCTCATATTGTACTGAGTCATTGAACCATCTTCATAGGTCATATATTGTCCACCACCATAATCAACATCAACTCCAGTCAATGCACACATCTTTATCTTGTTTAAGAATGGATGTTCAGTATCAACACCATTGTCTTTATACATGTACTTCAACTTCCATACATTAGGTGTTTTTAGGAATATGCCTGAAGGTTGTAATTTTGGTCTCATTTGTTTTTTGAAGAACCAGATTATATTCTTAACCATATCTGCTTCTTTTTCTCCTCTTGGAGTGAAATTGTAACTATAACCAAAACTTCTTAATTGTGGTCCTTTGAAAAGAAGTTCGAGGTTATTATTGAGTGCTACTCCTGATCCTCTGGTAATAAGATCTCCACCAACACCTATTGCTTGACCAGCAAAATAAGATACTAGTGTATCATTGCTTATCCCACCTACTACATCTTTTGCTCCTGCTTTTATACCTTGCAGCAAGTCTTGTATTCCTTTAACAGGTTCACCACCAGCAACAGTTCTGATTGTATTCCCTGCAGCTCTTGCACCTGCTACCTGAAGTGCATTAATGGAACTCTCACCCCATTGAACACTATTACTTTCACTCAATCCACCTGTCATCGGAAGTTGTACTATTCCTTTAGTTGTAGATCCTGTACGATATCTTGATGTTGCTCTTGATAGTTGAGTAACACTATAATCATTGGATACTCCACCACCAGAAGTTATTGATGTAAGAGAAGTATCTGCTTTATATTCTTTACACACAACCTGTAGATAATCATAACCACCCACTTCTGCAATTGGATAGTATGCAAAAAAGTATCTTGGTTTTGATGTACTGTTAGCACTCGACTGTGTATTTTCTTCTGCTTTACTTGTTGCTAAGAAATTATTATCTTGATTAGTTCCTTCATTAGGTGCTTTTGTTCCAAGACTTTGACGAAGTATAGACTTTGATGTAGTGGCATTGATTGTTCTTCCAAAGTCCCCATCAATAGCACCAAGATTGTTCATATAATCCTGTCCTTTCAAATCAGTATCTCTAATGTGAGCCCAACTAATTGTATTTTGATCTTGATTATAAAAATCAACACTCTTTGCATGATCTAGTTGTTCTGCTGTAAAAGGTACAACATTTGTTTGAATCAAATCAGCAGTTTTCTCATCACCCGAAAGGACGAGATTGAATGATTTGTTGTCTAAAAGAAAACTCGACATGATACTGTTCTAGTATAGTTATTTAGTACGATATTTGGCGTAGGATAATGACCTTAAGTATTCTATTTCATCATTATTTACTACATGCAATGCTCCTACTACTTCTTCCCACGTATAATTTCTCATTGTTCCCCAATGAAAGTTTAAACCTTTGAATCCCCATCTTTCAAGTGCCATACATGCAATTAAAGGATGTTCATCATATGTAATGTCAGGAGTCTTTGCTATGTATAAAAAAGTATAATATTTTCCTGGTTCAGGAACCCACTCAGTTTCCGTGAACACTTCTAATATACTCATCATAATACTATCTGCATCTTCAGAACCATCAAGCTTTCCTTGTAGTTCTTGAATACGAACAGGTGTATTTCGGGTTGCATCCCTTTCTCTTCTTTCTTTAAGAGTTTTTCTTGGCATTATTTGATACCCAATTCGTTTTCGGTAATAATCTTAAATTCTATTTTTCTATCTTTACACCATTCAGATGCAGCTTCCCACTTTGCTCTATTTACTTCAAATGTTTTACACTCATAAAGAAATGATTTAGTCATTCTCTTCTTCTGTTTTGGAGGTAGAGTTTGTTTTCTTGGTTTTACTTCAATCACATAAGTTTTAATTTTTCCAGTATGTTCTTTCACATTGATGATAAAGTCTGGAAAATATCTTCTCATTTTGCGTTCAGTTGGATCAAAATAGGGGATACAAAATTCTTCACTTCCCCAAGCAACAATGTTCTCATTCAAATCACACCAAGAACAAAACTTGCGTTCCCAACTACTTCGACATATAATATTATTGTAGTCACCTTTATATTTTTTGGGATTTTTTGGCCTGTATCTGCTTTTGATACTTTGTGCCATCTTGTATACATAATATATAATGTAAAAGTATTTATAGATGGCAGCTCAAGTTCCCCAGAATTTGACTTCGGATTTCATAAAATCCCGATTGCTAACTTTAGCACAAACTTCGTTTTATAATTTAACGCTTCCTTTACCTGCTGCTGTTAGGAGTAGGGCAAGAGCAAATGGTCTTCGATTAGAAGGTCAGACGGGTGATCTAAATCAAATTGAATTATTATGTACAGATGCATCTTTGCCTGGTTCTTCATTAGCAACACATGATGTTACTAATGACTATCATGGTGTAAGTGAGAAGATGGCATATCGTAGAATATATGATCAGTCTTTTAATCTGAATTTCTATGTTGATAGAGAGTATGATGTTATTGAATTATTTGAAACATGGATTGATTACATCTCTGGTAATGATGATAGAGGAATGTCTAAGAATAGGCATCGTAATTATAGGATGAGATATCCTGATAGTTATAGAGAAGAAATCTATTTAACTAAATTTGAAAAGGATCATCATTTTGATATTAGTGAACATACAAAAGATCTTTTAAACTACACTTTTGTAGGAGCATTTCCTCAAACAATTACATCAATGCCTGTATCATACAATCAACCTGATATTTTGAAATGTAGTGTATCATTCTCCTTCATAAGGTATGTGGTAGAAAGATCTTTAAGGGGAGCAAGAGCTGCAAGAGATCAGATGAGAACTGCACCCAGAAATGTTACATTAGGATCTTCTTCTAGTGGTGGAACAAGAGGTAGTTCTAACATTCTAAATCGAGATGTGACAGATCAGATTGCAAGAGACACCGCACAATATGGAAATACTTTTCCATCAGGTTCTTTTAACATTACTCCAAAATCAACTTATAGAACTCCTAGAAGTAGAAGGGGTAGATAAACCCACTAAATAAACTTACTGAATTGAAAATATCATGCCATTACCGACCATTGTAACTCCAACTTATGATCTTGAATTACCATCAACAGGGAAGAAAATAAAGTATCGACCCTTTCTTGTTAAGGAAGAAAAACTTCTTGTTTTAGCTTTAGAAACTGAGAATCCAAAAGATATTTCAAATGCAATTAAAACTGTATTGAAGAATTGTATTCAAAGTAGAGGTATAAAAGTAGAAACTCTTCCAACATTTGATATAGAGTATTTATTTTTGAACATCCGTGGTAAGTCTGTAGGTGAAATTTTAGAAGTTAATATCATATCTCCTGATGATGAGGAAACACAAGTTCCTGTTGAAATAAATTTAGATGATATTCAAGTTAAAAAAGATAAGGATCATAGTAAAAATATTAAATTGGATTCTAAATTGATGATGGAAATGAAATATCCATCTCTTGATCAATTTGTTAAAAATAATTTTGATTTTGATGGTAATATTAATATGGATCAATCTTTTGAATTGATCGCATCTTGTGTGAATAAAATTTATAATGAGGATGAAGTATGGTCTGCTGCTGACGTTACTAAAAAGGAACTGATAGCATTTCTAGAGCAGATGAATACCATACAATTTAAAGAAATTGAAAAGTTCTTTGAGACTATGCCCAAACTTTCTCACAAAGTAAGCTTTGTGAATCCTAAAACAGGTAAAGAGAATACCGTAATACTTGAGGGTTTATCGTCTTTTTTCGGCTAGGTATGATGCATATGGATCTTGAAAATTATTATAAGATAAATTTTGCCTTATTGCAGTTCCATAAATATTCATTAACTGAAATTGAAAATCTTATTCCTTGGGAAAGAGATATTTACATTTCTATGCTACAGCAACATCTTGAGGATGAGAAGCTAAAACAACAACAAAATGGTTAAACCATCAAATAAATTAAAAAAGTTAGCAGCAGAGAAGATACTATCTGATCTGAGAAGTGATGGAGCTAAAGAAAAGACCACAGTAATAAAAGGATCAAAAATAAATAAAGATTCTTTAACTAAAAGAGTTCGTAATAATGAGAGGAAAATAACCTCTATAAAAAGTATAATAAAAATTAGAGAAAGTGATTTAGCTCCTAATTTGCAAAGCTTAGAAGAGGATAATTCTTTATCATCAATAAGTGGTGGACTTTCATCAATACTTAAAACTATAAGTGGTATTGGTAAATCTTTAAATACTAAAACTAAATCTGATAAGAAGACTAAGGAAAAGAAAAGAGTAAGAATGAATCGGTTGAAGAAGGAGAAAAGAGAAGAACAATTAGAATCTAAAAAAGAAGAAAAGGATAGTCCAGAAGAAGAAAAGAAAGAGAAGAAGTCTCTTGGTGGTAATTTCCTTGAAGGAATAAAAAGATTTTTTAAAAATATTCTACTTGGAACTGCTTTACTAACATTATTAAACTGGTTGCGTAAACCAGAGAACATGGCAAGGTTGCAATCAACCTTAGATTTCTTAACAAATCATGCTGGTCCTATATTTAAAGGATTGATTGCTATCGCAGCAATAGGTATTGGTGCAAAATTATATAAGATTATTAGGGGTACTATTAAATTTGCTAGAGCAGGATTAAAAGCTTTGGGTTTATTGAAACCTGCGGTAACAGTAGGAAAGGGAGGAAGTATAGGTAGCAAATTAAGCAGAATCAATCCATTTAGAAAATCAAACGTATCAACAAGTGGTGGATTTAAAACAGGTCCATTGTCTGGAGTTAGGAAGAATTTAAGTAAGATAAATCCATTTAAGCAGAGTGCAAAGGTAACACAATCAACTTCTAAAGCTATTACCAGCAATGTAACAAAGAATGTTACTAAGAATGTGGGTAAGACAGTTGTTAAGAAATCTGTTGCAAAAGGTGCAGGTAAAACAATACTCAAAAAACTTCCGTTTGTCGGACTTGCTCTCGGATTGGGTTTTGCTATTGATAGGGCAAGAAAGGGTGATTTTGTTGGAGCAACTATGGAACTTGGGTCAGGAGCAGCATCTATGATTCCTGGTTTAGGAACAGGTGCATCACTCTTGATAGATGGTGCATTAATTGCTAAAGATTCTGGAGCATTTGGTCAAAATAAAGGTGATATGATTAAAGGTGGTGAGATTATTGGTGATATTCCTAAAGCTCAGATTAATAAGACTCCTAGTGATATTGGTGAATCTATATCGAAAACAAGTTCTAAGAAAACTACAATTAAAGTTATACCTATAGAAACGAATGATGAAAATTCTGCAGGATCATCATCCGAATCTAGCAATACAGAGATTCCATCAGCACCATCTACTTCTGGAGTAGAAAATGATTATACTTCTTCTGTATATGGATTATTGGGAGGAGTTGCATAATGGCAATATCAATTCTAGCAGGATTGGGTAAGATGGCTGTGAATAGTGTTTTTGGTGGAAAGAAAAAGAAGAAACAGAAAAGGATAAAAAAAGAAAAGGTATTTCAAACAGGGTCAGTTAAAAAGGAAAAGAAGACACCCATAATAACTGGTACACTTATAAAGTCTTCTAAGAAAAAATTAATATCGGGATCAGATCTTAAAAAAGCAGATAATTTATCCAACAAAAAACAAAACAATGTCAGTTACTTAGACAAGTCATTAATAGTCATTAATGCTGTAGCTGGTGGTATTTGGAAGTCATTAAATTCTAAGGCTAAGGTAGAAAAGGAGGAAGATCAGGAAGAGTCTTTGCCTGAAAGAGTTGTATCTGGGGGCAAACGTTTTCTTAAGTTTATGGGAGCAGATACTGTTACTAATGTAGCAACAAGATTTTTGGGGAACGTTGCAGCAGGAATTGGAGTATTGGTTTTTATCAAATATTTTGATGAGATAATGAATATTTTTAAAACTATTGTGAATGTGGTTTCTACAGGAGCTAAAATCATGTGGAATATATTAAAGTTCTTTGGTGGTCCTCTTTTTAAAATAATATCTGTTTTCAATGGTAAATCTGGTCAAGATTTAAAGAATGCTGAACTGATTAAGAAAGAACTAGATCAAGATATTGTTTCTGATAAACCCAATGTTGGAACTGTAGAAGATTTAAAAGACGATGGTAAAGAAACGAATGCAAGCAAAGTCATGGACATGGGTGTTTTATCCTTTAATGAAGGTGGTCAACCTCCTGTAGGTGAACCAGTTCTTGTGGGTGAAAGTGGTCCAGAGATGGTTATATTTGATAAACTATCTACAGTTCTTTCCTCAGAGAATACGATGTCTATTATGAATAGTATGACGGAAATGATGTCTGGAAATAAATCTATTATGAATAGTATGACGGAAATGATGTCTGGAAATAAAGAAAGAGTAGAATCTATTGTTAGTGAAGCAGAGAGTTTAGAAATTGCACCTATTTTAAAGAAAAGTCTTTCTAATATTATTGAAGCTAAGAAGGATAATATTGAGATTATTACTTCACAAATGCGAGGAGTGGAAAATATAGAAAAGACCATAACAACTGATGCTTTAGTTAAGAATTTGCCAATAAAAGAATTGATCAATAAACTTTCAGTCATCACCGACAAAATTGAGGAAATAGAAGTTCCTGTACCACAATCTAGTGGAGGTGGTTCAATATCAATGGGTGGAGGAGAAAATTCTATGCCAATGATTATTCCTATTCAAATAGATACTATGGGCAATATTTTAAAACAGGCTCTATATAAAGAATAATGCCAAATAATCTTAATACCAGATCAGGAAACATTAGTCAGTTTCAAATATTTTCTTCAATGGGCAGTGGGTCTATTGATCTTCGTGCTGGAGTGACTGAGTTAAACTATTACGAGGATGTTCTAAAGAATACTATAACATTAACTATTCAGGTTACAGAAGCTGGGTTGGGTGGTAATAAAGGAATCGTAGATAATCTACCAATACGAGGAGGAGAAAAGGCAGAGATTGTTTTTTCTGACGCAAATGGTAGGAAGAGAAAGTTTAAAGGTGATAATGCACTATATGTAAATCGAGTTCGTAATCTTACACAAGGAACTCAGATTGATAGTTATTTTATTGACTTTTGCTCAAGAGAATTTTTAGCTAATGAACAATCTAGGGTATGTAAAAGGTATAATGGTAAGATATCAGAGAACGTTAAAAAGATTTTAACTGAGAACACATCAGGAGATTCTGGACTTAAAGTTCCTAATAATAAAATCAATAAGATTGATGAAACAATGATTGATTATAATTTTATAGGGAATGATAAGAAACCTTTGTATACTTGTACTTGGTTGGCATCAAAATCAATACCATCACAATCTGGTAAGTTAGGTGCATCTGCTGGATTTCTTTTCTATCAGACTCATGATGGATTTAATTTTAGGTCAATTGATGGTATTTTTGAAGAAAACTATAAGAAGACTTTTGTTTATAATAACACTTCAATAAAACCAGAAGAGTATGATGGAAAAATTCTTAGATATAATATTAATAGGGACATTGATCTGCATAGTAATCTATTGATAGGTGCATATTCTAATAGAACTATATTCTTTGATTACTATGGAATGAATTATGATGTTAGGAATTTCATACCAAGTGATCAAGAAGGTATTAAAACTGGTGGTAAATTCCCTATTGACAGTGTTTCTGATGAATTTAGGTTGCCAGTTTCGAGGTTAATGAGTAGAATATTAGACATAGGAACATTGCCAGCAGGTAAGAGTAGTAAAGAAGAGTTGGAGAACTGGAAAAACAATCCAGATCAACCTACATTTGATGCTGCCCAAACCCTAGTACAATCCTTGATGAGGTATAACCAACTATTCACTATACAGGTAAAACTTACTTTGGGTGGTTGTTTTGATCTACAAGCAGGTGATTTGATTTATTGTGATTTCCCAGAATTAAACGATTCTTCTTACAATAGTATCACTGGTGGCATATATATGATATCCAGCTTAGCGCATGAGATAACACCAAAAACGTGTTTTACTTATGTGACTATAGTTAGAGATAGTTATGGTAGAAAATCTTTTTAAGGAGATCTTATGACAACTAAAATTCCAAATCATGACTTGGATCACGAGGTCTATATCGACCCCAAAGATGGCAAGGAGCATACTAATCATGGTATGCACGAATATAGTAAAGAAGATTTGAAGATGCACAATGATGCATTTCATGCACATAATGAATCAGAAGTAAATAAGAATGAGGGTAAGATTAATGATTGGCACACAAGACATGAGGATTCTCATTTAGAGGTATATTGTGATAATCATCCTGACGCAGAGGAATGTAAAGTTTATGACGACTAATGATTGACCAAGATCTAGTAAAGAAAAATTTATTCGGAAGAGATGGATTTACTTGGTGGGTCGGTCAGATTCCTGCCAGTAAAGTCTGGAAGATGAATACGCCTGGAACTAAAGTAAAAAGTAATGAAGATATTGATGGCTTTGATTATAGGTATAAGGTGCGGATTATGGGATACCATACCGCAAATGTAAATGATTTGAAGGATGAGGAACTTCCTTGGGCTGGAGTGATGTTTCCTATCACTGCAGGAGTATCTGGGGGTGCTATAGACACTCCTCAGATCATGCAAGGTAACTTTGTATATGGATTCTTCTTGGATGGTTCTGACGCACAAGTACCTGTTATTATGGGTATCATTGGATATAATCAATACACTAAAGTATTGAAGAACATCCCAGATACTCCTTTTAAACCTTTTAGTGGATACGAACCGACTTCTAATAAGAACTCTGAATTTATTAATACTGATGGAGTTGGTGGTAAAAAGGAAGTTAAAGATGATACTGTTGCTAAGTTAAAAAATCCTTATGTTTCACCTAAAGATAGAGGAGGTCAGGGTGGCAATGATTCAAATGGTCCTGATGTAAATTCTGATGGTATCATAGGAGATTCTACTTCTGCATCAGAGCAAATTAAAAGTGGGGCAGACGTAGAACAAGAAAGAAATAGATCTAAGCCAAAAACTTTACCAACAACGTCCAGATGTGATGCTGCTCCTACGTCAGCAATACAGACAAAGATGAAGAGTATGTTGAATGAAACTCAACTTCTTAAGAAAAGTCTTAAAGACTGGGAGACAAGAGTATCACTTAAAGTTGATAATATTGAAGATGAGATTCAAAGGGTAACTGACAAATATGTTAAAGAAATTACTGGTGATGTTAAGAGAATAATGGATGGCATTCAGAGGAATGTTAAAAAGAAAGTAAACGATGCATTGAAGAAAACATATCATCTATCTCTTCCTTCAGTACGAGGTAAAATAGCAAAGGAGATAGCAAAAGCAAACAGTTCTATGGGTTGTTTGTTTAAGAACCTTGCTGGCAATTTGTTTAATATGGTTGGTGGGTTTATGAAAGATATTCTGAACAGGTATATTAATGCACCTCTTTGTGCCGTTGAGAATTTTGTAGGTGGACTACTAGGTAATATTACAGGATTGCTTGATGTGGGAATTGGTTCTATTCTAGGACCAATTAAAGGTTTAATATCTGGACTTGGTGGAGCACTTGATATAGGTGGAGATTTAATGGGATTTGCTACTGATGCATTGAGTATCCTTGATTGTAAACCAGATCCTAAATGTTCAGATGTTAAAGAGTGGAGTGCTGGTGGTGGTCCTATTTCAATTGCGACTCTTGATGTAGCTTCGATAATTAATAAAGCAAAAGGAGTTTCTTCACTCTTAAAGAATTCTGTTTCTCAAATAACGGGAGTTGTTGATGGTATTTCTAATATTGGAGATCAAATAGGTGGAGCAGTTGATGGTATAAAGAATCTTGCAAGTGATGCAATAAATGATTGTAATGTTGGTGCTTTATTCTGTGGACCTCCTACTATTTCCTTTAATGGGGGTGGTGGAAGTGGTGCTGCTGGTAATGCAATTATAAGTGCTGGTTCTGCAATTCTAGGAATTGACGTTATATTACCTGGCACTGGATATGTAACACCACCAAAAGTTGTATTTAATGATGACTGTGGTAAAGGTAAAGGTGCTTCTGGTAAAGCAGTGATTAATGATAAAGGTGAAGTCGTTCAAGTAATCATGGAAGAAACTGGAACTGGATACCTATCTGTTCCTGATGGAAGTCAAGGTGGTGATGGAACGACATATGCTAATCCTGACGAGACTATTATTAAAAGAGCAGATGGTACATATGATGATGCTCCATATAAACCAGGAGTTGTTGTAGAAGTTTGTCCTGGTGATCAGATAACAAAACCTGGTGGAATAAAACAAACCATTGGGGGAACCGAGTGTGTTACTATTACTACTGAGCCTCAAGGTGATCGAGTAGTTCCTCGTGGAGAAGATCCGAGTCTTAATGATGGATCTTATCCAGTTATTCTAGAGATAGATAAGATTGCTATATCAAATCCTGGTATTGGATATGATGCTGAAGATAAAGTTATAATAGAACCTTCTAATGGATGTGAGTTTAAATTAAAAGTCGATGAACTCGGATCTGTAACTGGAGTTGATGTTATTAAAGGATGTAGTGGATTCATAGACGAACCAGAGATTTACATTCAGAGCAATTCGGGTTATAATGCTAGATTATTACCTGTCTTTAATATGGTTAAGGAAGGTATTGATGCTGGAATCATCACTGATCCAACTGGTACACCTGTTATTCAGGTTGTTGATTGTGTAGGTAAAGTTTCACACTTAGGTAGATCATAATGGCAACAAGACTTGTATACAATGCTAAGAATCTTGGCAATAGGCATGGTCGAATAAAATTTGGACATGTTCAAGATAATAATGAAATAGCAGCAGTACAATTATTGAACGGTAAAGATGCTGGTCGTCATTATATGACTATGCATCAAACTGGTGATAAGGATAGTGGTCAAAGGGGTGCAACTGAGAATGTATGTCCAGGATCATTTACTGTTGATTGTGGTAAAGATATTGCAGCAACACCTGCAGGAGAAGAACAAGGTAATCAAGCTTTTGTTGTTCGTTGCGAGAATGGTGACGTTCTTATACAAGCAAAGGATGGTGCAATTAAACTTGAAGCAGAGACTATTGAATTAGTTGCTAAGAGTGGTGATGGTCAGAAAGGTAAGATAACATTGGATGCGTCTGAAACTATCGAGTTAAAAGCACCTGATATTATTGTAGATGCTTCTGATTATGCTAAGATCTTTACTGATGGTACTTTAGAATTACTAGGTCAAAGTATCTTGAATATATACGGTGGAATGCTTCATTGTGCAGATGGAGCTACTTCTGTACTGGGATCTAAAGGAGATCCCGATTTAGAACAACGAGCAAAGGATGGATTTATCTAATGGATGTACCTGATTTAGAAGTAAGAAAACAACTTTTTGTTGGTGATGGAGAAACCAAAGCTTTAGGTGAAGCAGAGAAAGCTATTCGTGGGTCTGCCTACATTGAAGGGCCTGTTCAGGTAGGAAGAGACACTGAGTATGATGAAGTTAGTGCAACAGTAATGATTGCAGAAGAATATAACACAGATACTATGCTGAGACCTCATCTATCAGTAGAGGTAAAAGGTAATGTTAATATTGAAGGTGATGGAAAAACTACTTATGGTATGGAAGTAGGAGGAGGAGCTCAAGATCCTTTACATGTAAAAGGAGATATAATATGTGATGCTATTTCTCCTAGTAGATTATCTGCAAGATTTAAGGTTGCAGATGAAAAACCAAAACCATTTGATCTTGTTCATCCAAGTAAAGGAGAGGGGCAGAGACTTAGATACGCCTGTATTGAAGGACCAGAGGTAGGAGTTTATTATAGGGGTAGACTTAAGAACAATAATGTGATAGAGTTACCTACATACTGGAAGGATTTAGTACATACTGACAGTATCTCTGTTCAACTTCAACCAATCGGTGCTCATCAAGACATCATCATAAAGAGATGGGATGATTCATACATTTATCTTCAAACTCAAGGAGGGATGCCAGTTGATTGTTTCTTCCATGTTTATGCTGAAAGAAAGGATGTAAATAAATTAGTAGTTGAATATGAGGGAGATGGTTGGGAAGATTATCCTGACCCAGAATATAATGATCCCAAATATGGTGGTCAAAATACAGTAACAGGTTGAGGTTTAAAAAATGGACAATGATTATTTGACAAGGTGTATAGTCGATCCTTCTAAAAGAACGGTGTGTATACACTCCAATAACGGTGAAGAAAGAGTGATAAAATGTGATACAACAGAAGAGTTTATGAATGTATTGAGTTTTGTTCGTGAGACTTTAGATGAGGATACTTTATCCTACGCAAATCCCCTTTAATAAAATGCTAAATAATCCATAACGGACTATAAGTATTAGTAAAAATGGGTCTTTCCAGATTAGATAATTTCCTCAAATCTGTTCGTGGTACGGTAATATACGTTGACCCTAACAGTCTTGATGCCACGGACAGTATTGAAAATCAGGGTAACTCACTTACAAGACCCTTTAAAACGATTCAAAGGGCTTTAATTGAAGTTTCTAGATTTTCATATCAGAAAGGATTAGATAACGATAGATTTGCCAAGACAACTGTTATGGTTTATCCTGGTGATCATCCTATTGATAATAGGCCAGGTTGGATTCCTATTGGTGCAAATAATTATAGATTAAGAGATGGATCAACTTCTAATGAGTTTAGTGCATTTGATCTAACAACTAACTTTGATCTAGATTCAACTACAAACGCTTTGTATAAGTTGAATAGTATCTACGGTGGTGTCATTGTACCTCGTGGATGCTCTATCATTGGTATGGATCCTAGAAAGACAAGGTTCCGTCCTAAGTATGTTCCTAATCCAGAGAACACTAGCATTGAAAGATCTGCTATCTTTAGGGTTACTGGTGGTTGCTATTTCTCAAACTTTGCTATATTAGATGCTAATCCAAATGGAACAGCATACAAAGATTATACGACAAATATATTCGTTCCTAGATTCTCACACCACAAACTAACTACTTTTGAGTATGCAGACGGTGTTAATAATGTAGATATAGATGATGACTTTATCAGTGGAGCAAATGGTGAGTTTGCTAGAACTGATCTTGATATGTACTATGAGAAAGTTGGACTAGCATATGGTCCTGCTTCTGGTAGACAGATTGAACCTGATTATCCTGCTGCTGGTTTAGATATTGAACCAAAGGTTGATGAGTTTCGTATTGTTGGTTCTCGTGGTAAGCAAGTTGGTATTACTAGCATTAAAGCTGGTGATGGAACAACTTCTACCACCACTATTACAGTTACAGTAGATGAGGTTGCAACAGATTTTGATGTAGATACTCCTATTGAGATTGAAGGTGTAGGAACTGACGGTTATGATGGACAATTTGTTGTCTTCAATAAGGTAGATGCTAATAATATTCAATACAAAGTTCAGAATGCTCCTGTAGTTTCACTACCCACAATTACAAATGCAACAGTAAATGTAAGTGTTGATAGTGTTACATCAGCTTCACCATATATCTTTAACGTTTGTCAGAAGTCTGTCTATGGTATGAATGGACTGTTTGCCGATGGTTCAAAGGCAACTGGATTCAAATCTATGGTGATGGCACAGTACACAGGTATTGGTCTACAGAAGGATAATAACGCCTTTGTAAAATATAATGATACTTCTGGTGTATATGAAGACTCTACTATAGTCTCAAATCTACATTCAGATTCTGATGCTAGATTTAAACCAGACTATGCAAACTATCACATTAAAGCAAGTAATGATGCTGTTCTTCAGTTAGCATCTATCTTTGCGATTGGTTATGCAGACCACTTTGTTGCTGATGATGGTGGTGATATGTCTATCACTAACTCAAACTCCAACTTTGGTTCAGTTGCATTGCGTTCTGGTGGATTTAGAAAGAACTCATTTTCTAGAGATGATATTGGATATGTCAGTCATATTATCCCACCAAAAGAAATTGATACTTCTGATACCAGTATCGAATTCAAATCATTAGATGTAAATAAGATTGTTGGTATTGCTGATACAAGTAAGTTATTCTTGTATGGTGAAACCAACGAAAAGAATGTACCAGACAGTCTTATTGATAGTTTCCGTCTTGGTGCTAAGAAGGATGAGAAGTTAAATGTTTTAATTGCAGACTCTAGTGGAGTATCTAACACATACTCGGCAAGAGTTATTATGCCGAATACGCAGTATACTTCAAATGAAACTTCTTTTGCGAAGATATTTGATATTGGTAGATCTACTTCTGGAATCAATAGTGTTACTAACAATGCTGTTAACTTCACAGTTGCTCATAGTTTCCTTGAAGGAGAAACTGTTCGTATACTCAGTCAGAATGGACACCTTCCTGATGGACTAACACATAATACTGTCTACTATGCCATACCTGATGCTAGTGATAGTCATAAAATAAAATTTGGACAGACTTTTAACGATGCTTTAGATGGTAATCCTATTACTATCAATAATAATGGTGGAATTTTAACAGTTGAAAGTAGAGTATCGGATAAAGTTTCTGGTGAGATTGGACATCCAGTTCAGTATGATTCTGCACATAGTCAGTGGTATGTTAATGTTGCAACTGCTGCTACTGAGAAGTCACTCTATAATACTATCGTTGGATTAGGATCTACTGGTCTTGGATCAGCAACTCCTAGAAGTTTCATTGATCGTAAACCAGATACTCGTAACTTACTTGATACAATATATCGTCATCGTTATGTAATACCCAAGGATTCTTCTACCATTGCTCGTGAGCCTGTAGATGGATACGTTATTGAGGAGTCTAGTGCTTCGATTGGTTCTACTGATACTGAAGTAGCATACCTTTATAATCCAAGTAGTGTAACTCTTACCAACTCTACTCAATTAAGAAACCCAAGATTAATTGCTGATGCTAGTTGGGATACAGGAACTGCAAGTATAGTTACTGAGATACCACATGATCTTAATACTGGAGCAAGTGTTGAGATTATTAATATTAAGAGTAGCAATAATACCACGGGTGTTGCCAACTCAGCATATAATGGAACATTTGAAGTTGCTGGTATTAGCAGTTCTAAGCAATTCACTATTTCTATTAGTGATAATCCAGGTACATTTACTAATGATACGTCTGATAGAACTACTTCCTTACCAAACTTTAAAGAGAAGAAGACACCAGGTACATATATCATCTATAGAAGTGAAGATGTACAAGAGTATATTCCTCAGAAACAGGATGGTATCTATTACCTAACTGTTGTTAATACTTCAAATACTCCTACAGTATCACCATTCTCTACTGAAAGGTTCTCACAACCAGTTCAAAACCTTTATCCTCAAACAAACAGGGATAATCCAGTATCAGATCCAAAAGCTGCAAAATCATTTGCTCTTTCAAATACAATTGGACACGTTGAGATAAACGAACCACAGAACTCCCTTACAAAGGAAGCTGCTACAGACAGAGCAATCGATACTAATGTTGGATTTGGAATAACACAATTAATTTCCAATGCATCAGGAACTACTCATACACTTTATAGTGATATTGATCATGGATTGAACAGAGTTACTGGATTGCAAGTTGTTGCTGGTGGTGGTAACTATGTTAATGGTAACTATTATAATGTTCCTCTAGTATCATTTGGTTCTTCTGTAACTGGTAAACATGCGACAGCAAGGGTAACAATTGCTGGTGGTTCAGTTTCTGCTGTTAAGATTATTGATGGTGGTAGTGCATATGGTATAGGAAATACCTTGGCAATGATTGGTATTGCTACCGTTGGTGGACATGATGCAGGTCATCTAAAAGTAACTGATGTTTATAGTAATATTGGAGATACTTTAAGTGTTGATAATATTAGTCCAGATTCTTATGATGCATATAACAGTCTCTATAGAATCACTGGAATAACTGACGGTAATGACAAAGAGATATCAGTATCTTCTGCGTCTACAATTTCACCATCTTATACATCTGGTATTGGTATAACAGTTTCTTCCAATGCAAATATTGTTCTTACAGGTAAGACTTTAAATGTTGATAGTCTTGTTTATAACCAGTCTGTTGGATTGGCAACTGTTGTAACTGTTCAACCACATTCATTCTCTGTGAATGATAAGGTTAATCTTGGTGGTGCTAATGATAATGTATTCAACGGTGGATTCATCGTTAAGGAAGTTGTTGGTTTAACATCATTTGTTGCGGATGTTGGTAGTAACACATACATACCATCTACTGCAGGAACTAAGTTTGTTTACTCACCATACTATACTTCTAGAGGTGGTAACTTAACTAAGAGTGATGAGAAGGATTCTGGTAGATTGATGAGTCAGTATGCTGGTATCAGTACTGTTACTAATGCATCTGTCACACCTACTGCAAATAGTGTTGGAATTCAAAGTGCTACATTACTTGACTTTAACATTGGTGATTATATTCAAATTGATAATGAGATTTTAAGAATTAGATCCAACGTATCAAGTACATCTGTTAATGTTTATCGTGGATTATTAGGAACTGATAGTGAGACTCATGCTAATGGTGCTGTAATTAACAGAATTAAACCAAATCCAATAGAATTCAGACGTACTTCGTTGCTTCGTGCATCAGGTCATACCTTTGAATATGTTGGTTATGGTCCAGGTAACTATTCAACTGCTCTACCTGAGAGACAGAATAGGAACATTTCACCTAAAGAAAGAATACTTGCCCAGTCAACTAAGACTGATGGTGGTAGTGTCAACTACACAGGTATGGATGATGAAGGTGATCTATTTACAAGGAATAAGGTTAGCATATCTATCACAGGTGAAGAAGAAGTATTCGGAACTCCTATTCCTACTGTAACAGGTGAAGATCCAGATCTTGGATCAGGATCTAATGTTGGATTTGGATTAATAACTCCACAGGAGATATCAGTTAGTAGAGCAATCAGAGTTGAAGGTGGATCTGATGCAAACTTTACTTCTGAGTTTGATGGTCCTGTAATCTTTAACAATAAGATTACTTCTACATCTACAAAAGGTATTGAGGCAAACTCATTATTCTTACAAGGTGATAGAACAGTCTCAAGGAAGTTTACAGTTGGTATTTCTACTCCAGTCCTTGCTGGAAACGTAGGAGATATTGTTTACAATGGACAGGCAGCTGCTGGTGGATTGATCGGTTGGGTTTATAGTTCTAATAATAAATGGGAGAAATTTGGAAGAATTGG